CATCGAATCACCCGCAAGTGGTTTAAGTCAGGAAGTACCTTTTGCACTTGTGCGGTGCAGCAAGCAATGACCATCGCACCCCCTGCCATCACTTTGCGTTTTTAATTGCGCGGCGCAATGACTGTTGCATGTTGCGAGTGAAGTTCTTCTTCACGCTGCGCCTCACGCCGCCATAGAAGTCAAACCTAGCGCGGTACTGTGGCTTGCGCCCTTCGACCATGTATGGCTGAACATTGTTACCATCACGCCGCATGATGATCGTGCGCTGCTTGTTGGTGTTGATCGCAAAATACTTCTTTTTCTTTCGCTTTGTGTTCTGCTTTGGGTCGAAGTTCTTGCCCACATCACTGATCGCCTTGCCGATCTGACTTGGTTTTAGGTTACCGTATCGATTGCGCTCGATGCTGCGACCCGGATAGAAGTAGCGACCTGATCCAAGTATCAAATGCTCTGCTTTCTTTTGCTTCCGCGTGCCGCCTTCGATGTGCGGCTTGACCTGATCGCGCCGGGGCTGGCCCTTGTTGCCATAGTCCTCGATATCCACGCGCGCAAACATCTTATCTATGCTCTTCCGGTCTTCATAGTTTGCTTTCTGGTACACAATTCCAGAGACAAAGTAGGGCGTTATAGGCTTGTCGAAGCTCGATCGCATCAGCTTCCTTGTGTCCTTCATGGCTTGAAACGCTGTCTTGTTGAGCGCTTGAAAGTAAGCAAACGGTACATGCCTACGCTCAACTTTTTTCAATTGACGTTTGAAGTCATGCACGTTTGTGCCAGCGTTAACCTGCATTATTTAATCTCCTGACCCGTCTTTAGATCCCACTCGCGCTCTGTCTTGATCGCCCATTTGTTCTGCGGCTTAGGCGCATGATCGTCCTTGTCCCGGTTGCGCGGGTCATCTCCAAGCGCATAGCTTAACCACCAATGCGCCTTGTGCAGGTTCTCATCAGCATCGCCTTTCGCTTTCCAGCGCCATAGCATCTCGAATGCTTGGATCACGCACGCCGTCTTGACATCTTCCGCGCCAAATTGCTGAACCATTGCGTCGATGCATTCAATGTCGCCAGCATAGTGGGGCGGTGCATTGACCGCTTCAGAATGGTATTTCGTCGTCATAAAACTCTACCTCTTCCCATTTTTTAAGTTCAGATCCGGTGAATTGCAATTTGAGCGCGATTACGCCACTTGGGATCATTTTGATCAGTTCATCGATCGTAAAGGTCGCAGCGTTCTTGTTCTCCGCGCGCTTCACTTGTTCAGCGTGCTGCACCACATGGATCGTTGTTCCTCTTGGGCCACCTTTGCTCGTCCAAATCGAGGGAGGCATTGGTTCATTACCCCGCAACTTCGCCTCGCTCTCCATTGCAGCAATTCCGGCCTCGATTGATTTGGCATGTATCCGAACACTGGGCAAATGTTTTTCCGCAACTGCTTTCTCGTATCGCTCCACTTGAGCATCCCATTTGAATCGCATCTCACTGCTCACCTTCAGCCGAAGATAGTCAGCACCCCATTTCCGGTCTGCCGATTCTCTAAGCGCATCAACTCCGTCTGTGATGCTTTTTAATTCTAAATTTTTTTTCAATTCTTAACCCCTAGTCATCACAAGTCATCATCATCCTCCACCCCTATAGGGTGGTGGATTGAGTGATGACTCATCACTGTTTGACCGTTTTGGTGATGACTTAGTGATGACTTTTTGTTCATAAACACCTGTTTTGTTATTAATATCAATCACTTACAAAAGTCATCACTTTGATGACTTTGTGATGACTTTCGCTGAAAAAGTCATCATTTGAAGTCATCATTAAGTCATCAGTCATCACCCCCAAATGATGACTTTTTTGGAAGTTATCCACAGGTTTTTCAAGCCTTTTTTCACGCTTAATTTCCATGCGGATTTGATGTGCGATGGCCAATTCTTCGGGTGAATACCAGATGTCAAAATGCCTACTCAACTGATCCACCAAGCGCCGGTTTGACCATTTCGCGCATCTCATTGGTCAATTCACCCATCTCTCGCAAAAGCGCCTTTTTTTCTAGATACAGTTCGTCAGCATGCTTTTGCAGCGCTTGTGCATTTGAAAGTAACTCATCCGCATGCTTTTGCAGCGTTGCCAATTCCAACATCAAATCGGCAATGTCCTCGTCGTCAAGTTCAATCGTCACGTTTGCCATAGTTGTCCCTCTAATACCGTCCAGGCTTGCGCCGCTGTCTGTGGCACTACTCCATTCCCCAGGAGCCTAAGTCTGTCCACCCTGTCGGCACCCCCATCAACCACTCGACCCAATCCGGGTTCAGCATCCCAGTAGGCATGTTTTCGTCTTTCGCTTTCGCACATAGGTAGCCGCGCTTGTCCATGTGAATCTGACTCTTGCTTCCTACTGGCCCGCAGTCCTTGTACTCGCTGGCTCTTGGAGTCGGCCACTGCTCCAGTAGCACCGCTCCTGATAGTCTGACCCCTCCCTGTGTCCGTTCGTTTTCCTTTGCTGCTGCTTCCTTGCTTCCTATCATGTTTGGCCCATCGCTCGCTATCGGAGTCGGCCAAGATGTAGACTCGCTTTCGTTGATGAGGCGCGCCGACTTCAGCCGCGCTGAATATTCCCCACGCCGTTTTGTAACCAAGGCTTTCCAAATCTTCGATGACTTCTCTGAGTCCAAGACTGATGTGTCCTTCGACGTTTTCAAAGAGGCATCGAACAGGTCGCATTGCTGCGATGTGTTCTCTGATGTATGGCCACAGATGTCTTGGGTCATCCTTTCCTGCTCGCTTTCCTGCGGCTGAGAAAGGTTGACAGGGATAGCCAGCAGTGAGGATGTCAACTCTGTCTCGAAACAAGTGTGATGGGAAGGTTTTAAGATTCGACCACACAGGTGCCGGAACCAGGGAACCCGCTTCCATCTTCGCGACCAGGTTTGCAATTGCGAAGGCTTCGATCTCCACATAAGAGAGCGTTCTAAGTTCAAGCCCGGCGAGCTCAAGTCCTCGCTCGATGCCAGCGTATCCGCTACAAAAGCTGATGACGTTTCGAGGTTGTTGGGCAGTATCCACATCCATCACCACCAATCCGAATAGTGTTGCCTGAACCACAAAACCGGATTTGGCTGTACTTCTTTCGCAAACGCAATATCTTCGCGCGCTTGCTCTGCCAGCGTTTCCATCAAATCACGCGCCTCGCGCAGCGTGGCAAAGTCCTGTTCACTCAAATCCAGCATGCCGCGCAAATGCGCTTCTTTTAGCAGTGCGCCTTGCTTGGCCAGTTCATACGTCAATAAATCTCTTTTTAGCCATTCTTCGCTCATTCGATAACCCAATGCTCATCGTCATGCTTGCCAACAATCTCGCGCTCGACAAGACTGCTCACACTGCGCGCAAACGCTGTCAACCAACTGCGCTTGCCCGTATCCATAAGATTTTTTGCCTCGCTGCGCCATTCCTTGATGCTAACGGCCATGCGCACACCTTTGACGCGATTGCTCTTCGGCGGTTTACCGTGTCGATGCACTGCGTTGTTGAGCGCTTTCAGCGTCAAGCGCTCGTTGGTTGTTAGCTGGAATTTGTGCTTCTCTTCCGCAATGATGCTCGCCAATTCCAGCGCAACGCTTGCCTCACCGATTGCGCCATCTCCGACATTGACCTGCACCATGTCCAAGCTAATTGGTTGTGCTAGTTCGATATCTTTCTGCTTCTCAAACGTCAGCTTGATCTGATTGTCATCGACGCGCTTACAACTCATCGAAGTATTGACCGCACCCAGCAAAGAGGAACTGCCACGCATGCCCTTGGCGACATCTTTGCCACTGTGATGGATGCCCAACACGCTGGCGTTGTGATCGGTCTGCAAGCGCCCGCATGCGGCAATAAACTTGCCCATTTCTGTCGCGCTATTTTCTTCCGCACCGGCGAGCGCTCGCGCCACCGTGTCGATCACGATCAGGTCAAACTCGCCCATTTCTCTGATCGTGTTAGTGAGCCGAAACATCGCCTCGTCGTCGACCATTTCCACGGTCTGAGGCAGGATGAAAAAACTCTCGACAGGATCGCAGGAATTGTGTGCGTGCCACGCTTTAACGCGTGCAGGAAGTCCGCTAACACCTTCGCCAGCGATGTATAAAACGCGCCCACCTTTGACA